CGGTGATGATACGAAAGGGTATGTAGAAACAAGAGCTAGATATGGTAGTAAAGAAAACATGAAATCTGGTAGGGGGTTAGGTACTTGACATGCCATCAGTCTCAAAAAAACAACAAAGGTTCATGGGAATTGTTCGAGCGGCTCAAAAAGGCACTCTCCCGAAGGGGAAAACGTCGCCTGAGGTTCAAAGAGCTGCTTCCAGCATGAAGAAAAAAGATGTGAAAGATTTTGCATCTACTAAACATAGAGGTTTACCTGAGAAAAAAGTGACAAAAGAATCATTTAACGAAGATTACGTCAAGGAATTGGAAGATGGTCTAGTAAAATTAGACTATCCATCCTACGGTGAGGTTGATGACCTGATGAAAAGAATTGCTTCACGAAATGGTATCGACACCACTCTCTTGCACATGCAATTTAAAGCAAAACATCTTATGGTTCCAGATGACTGGGCTAAGAAGAAGATGTTTGAACCTGTCGTGATTCCTAAGACACCAGTACAAGAATCTCCTACCTTGATTGGAGCATTGACTTATAAAAAGTCTGAAAAGCCAGGTAAATTTGAAAAAGCAGGTAGAGTTGTAGGTGGAATTAGTGGTGGTATCGCTGGTGGTGCAGCTGGTACAGCTGCTGGAGGGCCTTTAGGTGGAATTGCTGGTGGTCTTGGTGGTGATATAGTTGGTACAAGAGCTGGTGGTGATATGGGTAAAAAAGTGGACAAGGCACTAGGGACAGTCACTAAACCTATAAAGGGTGCTGGTAAAAATATTAAATCTTCCCTCCCAAAAAGATCTAGAACACTAACCACAGAAGAAGGCCTCCGTGCTTGGTTTGGTAAATCTAAATCAAAAGATGGTAAAGGTGGTTGGGTCAATGTAGTTACAGGTGGAACTTGTGCTAGTGATGAGCCAGGCGAGGGTACTCCTAAGTGTGTATCATCAAAGAAAAGAGCGTCAATGACAAAGGCAGAAAGACTCTCTGCTCAGAGAAGAAAGAAGGCAGCAGATCCAGGCCAACAGTCTAAGAAAAATGCAGCAAAACCTACATATGTTAGTACGGATAAAAAGAAAAAGGTGAACGAAGAGAAGGTATCTAAGGATCATCCTAATCATCCTGACAGACACGAAGACCATCCTGATATGTCTTACAAAGACGCTGCTAAGATCAGAGTGGAAAAGAAAACTGCAAAGAAACAAGTAGAATCTGGTAACAGATCTAGGTTTACTGATAAATATTATCCAGAAAAGAAAAAAGACCTTAAGTATCCTGTAGGTAACAAGATCGTGAAAACTGGCAAACTCACAAAAGAACAATTCGCTGCTATCTTAGAGGATGCTAAGATGCACAGACAGACTGATATCAACTTAGATAGACTTCACGATAAGTTTAGTAAGATGGATCAGAGTATGCCATCTAATAAGTTTATGTTAAAGAGAATACAGAAAGAAAAGAAGAGGAGACAAGAAAAAGCGAAGAAAGAAAATCTAAATCCTACTACTCAGATTAACGATAGCTTTGAGATTGATCCTAAGAAGCATAAGGATGCACAGAAGAAACAGAAGATGAGGAATCTTGCCATAGGCAATGAGAATCCTAATGAGAAGAAAGTTGCAGAGAAGAAAGCAGGCGGTCCTAAAATGATGGGTGAGGGTAAGGAGAGATCTCCTGAGTACTCAAGAGGTAGGCCTGGTGGTGCAATCGCAAGAGCGATGAGATCTAAAGGACTAGATGGTTCTGGTGGTAATCAACCAAAAAAGGTTGAATCAAAACCAAAATACAAACAAGACAAAGTAAAATTAGAGAACGATAAGAAGAAGAGTAACATCAGTACATTCACTGCTGACCCTATTGATGAGGCAAAAAATCCAGCACAACAGGCTGCTATTGCAATCTCTAAGAAAAATAGATTGCAAGATATTATGTTGTCTAGAAAGAAAAAGTTGAAAGAAACTGTTGAGATGTCAAGGAAAAAATGGAAGAAGACACATAAGGATTTTAGAAATGATGATGAAAAGAACCCTAGAGTCACAAGATACGTTGATGGAAAGGGAACTGTTTCAAGTCCTGTAAAATTTACTGAGGGTTCTATTGATCCTACAAGGAGCAAACCAAAAGAAGAACCAAAAGACCCTGCCAACATGGCAAAGAAAAAGGGAACAGTAAAGAAGGGTGAACCAGACTATAGAAATCTTGCAGCAGACTACACTCCTGATACTTCTATGACAGAGGCTGCAGCATGGACAAGAAAGGCTGGTAAGAACAAGTCAGGTGGTTTGAATGAGAAGGGTCGTAAGTCTTACGAACGTGAGAACCCAGGCTCAGATCTAAAAGCACCCAGTAAAAAGAAAGGTAACAAGAGAAGAGCATCATTCTGTGCAAGAATGAAAGGTATGAAAAAGAAACTTACCTCAGCTAAGACTGCAAGAGATCCTGATTCTAGAATCAATAAGTCTCTTAGAGCATGGAACTGTGGTTACGAACCAGAGACAGGTGAGTTGATTTCTGAGAAACTTGGTGGTATGGTGGCGGCAGTCAAAAGAAAAAAGGCAGTATTGAAACAGCCTATGAAAGCTATGGATGCTGGTGCTAGAGGGAGGAGACTCCTACAGAGAAAAGAACATCAAAAGTATGTCTCTGATATCATTCCAGATCATCTAAAGGATGAGTATACTCCTGTAATTGAAACAAAAGAAGTTCCTAAAGGTGTTAAAAAGATTGCCAAAGAATTAGATGCTGCAGTAAAGATGCACTCTAGTCAGGCAAGTAGATTAAGGAAAGCAGGCATCAGTGAGGGAAAGAAACCAATGGTTAAAGTTAAACTTAAAGATCCATCAAAGATCAAAGTTAAGGTAACTGACATAGGGGCTGGCGGAAAGGAGTATGTAAGAAAGAATGAAATAGATGAAGAGAAGAAAAAGTGTGGCGAAGGTGAATACTATTGTAATGATATGAAGAAATGTCGTCCCATTCCCAAAGGATATCGTGTAGGATATGGTGGAATGTTAAAACCAGAAAACGAATCAGAAGAAACTAAAGGAAAGAACGGTAATGGTAGCAATGGTGGTAATGGTAACGGTAATGGCAATGGCGGGTCTCATGGTGGCAATGGTGGATCCAACGGAGGAGATGCTTGACAAACTGAGGAAATAGGTTATACTAGTGTATGTAACCTTTTGTAATTCGTGACAAAATACATTTTTGATGTCGATGGGACTCTTACTCCCAGCCGACAAAAAATTGATCCTGATTTTCTGATATTCTTCAACAGTTTTGTTCTAGCGAACGAAGTGTATCTCGTCACAGGAAGTAATAGAGAGAAAACTATAGAACAAATTACGCACCTTCTCTACTGTAATTGTAAGAGGGTGTATAATTGTGCTGGCAATGATGTGTACGAAGGTGATATTAGAGTATATACAAATCCGTGGGAACTTCCAGAAGAAGCAAGAGAGTTTCTCACAGAGGAACTACACAATAGTACATTTCCAGTAAGAACTGGAACACACATTGAGGAGAGGCCTGGATGTGTCAATTTTAGTATCGTAGGTAGAGGTGCGACTCTGGTAGAGAGACAGGTGTATTGTGATTGGGATGATATAAAGAAAGAAAGAGTAGAGATAGCAAATAGATTTAACAAACAGTTCCCAGAACTCTATGCTTTTGTTGGTGGACAAACAGGTGTGGACATTTCAAGTAAGGGAAGTGATAAGAGTCAAATTGTTAGAGACTTCATGGATGGTGATGTAGCATTCTTTGGTGATAGAATGGATGAACACGGTAATGATAGACCACTGGCAGATAAGATCATTGGAAATAGATTGGGTCAGGTTATTGAAGTGAAAGGTTGGGAAGATACATGGAGCAAACTCAAATGACAATTCAATGGTCGAACGTAGTAATTATATTATCCCTAGTGTTGTTCCAAACGTTGTATGTTTGCTCGATGCACTGGTGGGTACAACAGGATCAGAGACCTCATATACATAGTGTGAAGATATGAAAATGATGAAATGGTTGAAGGAGGAGTTTACGAAAACCCCTGGCTATATGAGGGTAAACCTTTTACTTCTGACGACATTGGCGATTTCTTCGGTTACGTCTACCTCATTACTAATAAGACAACAGGCAAGAAGTACATCGGTAGAAAATATTTCGTACAGAAACGAAAGCCTAAGGGAGGTAAGAGACGAGTTACCTCTGAGTCAGACTGGAAGAAATATTATGGATCATCCCCCGAGCTCAAAGCCGACGTATCCGAATATGGAAAGACCAATTTTTCCAGAGAGATCATATCCCTACATAGAACCCTCGGAAGAACAAATTATGAGGAGACCAGACAACTCTTTCTAAATAACGTGTTGACTGAGGCTCTTGACAATGGAGAGCCTGCCTACTATAATTCTAATGTTCTAGGACGTTACTACCGAAAGGACTATTTCGATGCTTGACCCCTCATTTCAATCCGATCTCTTCCAATTCACTCAAGATTATGAAGAGGAGAAACTTACACAAGATTATATCATCGACAGGATTCATGACCTGTACGATCAAGGTGCCTATGAGGAAGCGGTAGCTTTCTACGAAGAATGGAGAGAGGATATTGAATAGTTATCAACAGTGGCAGAGACCACCTGTTCCCGATCCTATGCCGTATCTTCAAGAGGCGGCAGATATTATACAATCACATGAAATAAATTTAGATGAAGAAGGTATTCTTGATCTGCTTCAAATAAAATATAGATGGCCAGAACCTTCTCTTGAGGTCATCAATCAGTGCCAGAAAAAATCTAATGGATTCTTTGATTCTAGGGGTTACATAATCTTCGATAAATGGAAGAGGTTATTTGATCTGGGGTTCACTAGTCTCTTGAGTAACGTTATGGATCTGACATCAGATCTTAGATCTCTTGACCAGAAATTATTTGAATACAAGGGATCAGAAACTAATGCTAATCTATATTTGAGTGCTGGAACTGTTTTCAATAGACCAAGTTTTGATCCACACAATCACGACTACCATGTCATAGTAAAACCAATCTATGGCACTTGCACATGGAGTATCAATGGACAGACTAAAGAAGCAGATCCATCAGATATTCTTATCATACCAGAGGGAACTATGCACTCTGTCATAGCCAGCCCAGAACCTAGATTGTCATTAACTATTAATATGTCAGGATGATGGATGAATATATAAACTACATGGTCAAACTTGGGGTAGATCACATACCTCATTTGGAAGGCGATCTCTTATCACATTGTATGAGAGTGGCTGGTATGTTGTATTCTTATGGAAGACCAGAAGATGAGGTGAAGGCAGGGTTGTTTCACTCTGTTTATGGTAATGAATTTCAGATGTATAAAGTTGATGTTGATAGAGATGATCTCTGTCACTTGATTGGAAATTATGCAGAATACTTGGTAGCAAAATTTAACAGTTTAGAGGATCGACCTTACACTATTTTATGTGGAAAGGGATTAAAAGATCCAGAGAAGACTGCTCTTAGGTGGTTGGAGTACTGTAACATTAGAGATCAAGATCCAGAAGCTGATATATTAAAAGAGTTTGAGTTAGTTTTGAAGGTAGAAGACAATGTTGAAAGCGAGATGTAAACTATGTAATACAGAGTTGCGAGCAACGACTAAAGTTCAAGTCTGTAGATGTGAAAATCAAATGATGGTTGTTGATGAGACTGTTGGGGCTATCGATCTTAATCAGGTAATCCTTACAGAATATGACAAAACTATTAAATATGATGGTATTCTGACATTTGATGATCTAAAATACCAAGAGGAACGCCGAAGAAGAGGCGTTAAAAAATTAATCTACGAGGAACGATGATCAGTCTAGACGAGAAGTACCATAGCTACCTTGAAAAAGGTAAGTCATTGAAAATTGATGGTGTAAATGAAAAACTTACGGGCTATGGATACAGTTGTGACGGATCAGAAATTGTTGGGTTTTACTTGACAACTGTAAATTATAAGTTACACTATAATCTCAACGAACAATTTATTAAACTTGAGGCACTCAGAGAACTCTCCGAGTAACCTTATACATACTATACATGAAAGTAAATTAGAAAAATGAATTTATTGCCTGATGCAGAGTTGTTCTTTTGGAATAACAAATCAAAAAAATTAGTGAAGAAATCAGTACACTCATTGTTCGAGGGTAAAGATGTTCTTCTTGTCTCTGTGTGCGGTGCTTTCACACCTCCATGTACAGAGATGGTCAAGGAGTATGAGAAACTTTATGACAACTTCATCAAAGAAACTGTTGTTGATGAGATCTATGTCGTTTCTATGAACGATTCATTTGTGATGGACAAGTGGTTTAAAGACATGAAGATCAAAAAACTTAAGTATCTTCCAGATGGAAATGGAGCATACGTTCTAAGACTTGCAAAGCAAGGTGGAATGGCTGCAACTCAATGTTCCGTCAAGATGTACAATAAAGGTATGGGAATGAGAGCATGGCGTTGGGTTATGCTAATTGAAAATAATATTCAGATGGTTTACCTTGAGGAAGAGACACCAGATGGTGTTGGAAGTAGAGACAACTTACCTAATGATCCATTTGAACTCACACATGCAAGTCAGATGTTAGAGTTCTTAAAGAACAGAGATCAGATTGATCATATTAACGAGGTAAACGCAGCAACGGCTAAAGACAGCGCACACATGCCAGGATCAACAGATCATTTACCTAAACAACCGCAAATGTAATGCAAGTTATTTCACTTCAATATCTTGAAGAAAACTTTGAAGAATTGGTCGATCGAGCGTCAGCTGGAGAGACCTTTTTAATAGATACTCCTGATGGACAGGTAGCACTTGTTCCTCATAAGGATATTCTAAAACCAGTTATTGATTCTGGACAGGCTCAGGATATAGAGCACATGTGGAATCATGATGACGGTGCTTGACAAAAACTAAATACAGGACTACAATAGTAACGTAAACACAATCGGAAAATGTCCACTTTCATTTCTAAGTTCAAGAAAAATCTTGATGCTTTGGAGGGAGCAGTAGACCAAGAGTTTGCACTCGACTTCAAGTATCCAAAGATTTACAAAAAAGTTTTGAGGTACTATAAGGGAGAAGGTTATGAGTTCAGCGATGAGGATCCAGAACAGGAGTATTCATTGCTAATGAGTCTGATTGCGGAAGATCTAGGAGTTTCTAAATGATTGATGTAGTATGCCACAACGAACCATATAGGTACGTTCAAATGGAAGAACTCTTGGATAATGGTAATCCCGATTACCGTATTCAAAAGTACAATCAGTTCTCAGGTAGATACAAAGACATGTATCTATGTGATAATTACATGCAGTTCAAACTTGCCATTGATGACTTTGAATATACAAAGTGGTTAGACCCAGCTGGGGTTCCATGTTATATCAAGGATGACTGATCCTTCTCTACCAGAGAAGGCGGCTAACTTATCAAAGACCGCCTATGATATTGTTAAAGGTTTCGTCTTTGACGGAACCTTGCTTGTTCCAGATGAGGTTAAAAAAGCACGAATAGATATATGTAGAGACTGTAATCGATTTGATCCAGACCGACACTTGTGTAAAGAGTGTGGTTGTTTTTTAGTAAATAAGGTCAAATTTAGTGCAGCACATTGCCCACTAAATCTTTGGTAACATAATGGACACCGAAATTAAATATGAATTCCATGACTTTATTGGAATATTTGAGAACGCAGTAGACCCACGCTTCTGTGACTTCCTTGTAGACTACATGGACAAGGCAGAGTTTACAGATTTTAAAAGAAATTTTAGTCATGTAAAAGATAAACAAATATGTCTGGATGGATTTTCTCCTAGTGAGTGTTCCCAGTTGATGAAGTATGTCACTAATTGTTTATTTCATTACATCAATGAATATACCTACCTAGGCAATTTCAGTTATGTAAGTTCTCTGTGTCTACTTCAAAAGACAGAACCCACTAACGGATATCATTTATTCCATGCAGAAAATGTGAATTGGAATCTAGGTAATAGAACTATGGCATGGATGGTATATTTGAATGATGTAGAAGAGGGTGGAGAGACAGAATTTTTATATCAAAAGAGAAAAGTAAAACCAAAGAAAGGAACTATTCTTATTTGGCCTGGTGGATATACTCACTTACATAGAGGCAATCCTCCCATGAGTGATAAGTATATTGCTACTGGTTGGTGGCAAGGAAACATTGGACTGCAACAAGTAAACACAGCAGGGATTCTTGATAACCAATACAATGAAAGTTTAAACGCAAACTGATGTCTCATATTCATATTCTATTTCCAACACCAGTTTATCAAACTGTCTTAGACTTTAGACCATCTGAATTGAAACACATGTTAGATTTTTTAAAGACATGTGGATGGGCACCAGATATGGATATAGTCAACAGACCTAACGGAGAGACAACAAAACTGCAAGCAGATTTATTGTCAAGTCCAGAGTTGAGGTTGTTGGAAAATAGTATTGAGAATGAAGTTTATAAGTTTGCTAAGTCCCTACAACTTGATTTGAAAAAACATGGGTTGAAAAGAATCAATTCTTGGGGTAACCTACAAACGAAGGGAAATTATATTGCAGAACATCGTCACAACAATACTCAGTTTGCTGGAGTGTTTTATCTACAGGTTCCTGAGAACAGTGGCGACATTGTTTTTACAACCAAACAATCTACTTGGATCACTAGTCATTGGGAACCATCCGTGACTGGCTATGATGATCTCAATAGTTTTGAGAAAAAATTTGAACCAGAAGAGTGTGGTCTATTTCTTTTCCCTGCACACCTAGATCACTATGTGACTCCTTCATTTTCTAATGAGGAAAGATATAGTATCTCATTCAATTACAATCTAGACGGCAAGTTCTTTGGGGATTGTAATAATCATCTCACATTTGAAGTTAAAACATGATGACTCCAGAAGAGAAGGAACTCAGATCAACT